AAATATTGATTTAATATTGTAGTAGTTAAAATAAACGCACCAGCATTAAATGCTATTTTACGATCTAAGTTAGTAAATTCAAAACTACTTCTAAGTGGATTAAAACGCCATACTAAAAATAAACAAACATATACTCTTACGTAATAATCTAAAGTATGTAAATATTGTGGAGCGGTTTGAGACAAGCCAAGTGACGATATTATAATTAAAAAATATGTTAAATAAGTAACAATATCAAATATTCTTTCTTGAAAGTTATTAAGTTGTTTTTTATTCATATAATAACTAATTATTTTATATTAATTCGTTATTTATTTTGTATATATATCTAAAGTCCTAGCACTCGGGTCAGAAGCGTTAGTATATTTGGGCATCCAAAAATAAGGTATTATATGCGAGCAATTGGGAAATTCTTTGTCAAATATTTCTTTATAATATTTTTTCTCTAATTCAATATTTGGCTGAAATAACAAACATGTTTTATCTAGTTCAGATTTATAACTTTGTTCATCATTTAGTTTTTTAGCAATTTTCTCTTGTAAAATAGTGAATAAAGACCTTCCTTGAGAACTAACTCCATCACTAAAAGCTTCTTTTTTTCTCCATAAAATTTCATTTGGTAAAATTTGTCTACCCGAGCAATCAGAAAAAAAATTTATTTTAAAACTATTACGTAGTAAATATTTTTCGGCTACTTGAAAATTATTATGATTACGAAAATATGGAGGAATTGATAAAATAGTATTGACAAAAGTTCGGTCTAAAAATGGTGTCCGTGGTTCTAATCCATTCGATGAAATTGATTTATCGGAACGCAAAACATCGAAAGTATGAATATCTTTTAACAATCTACGTGTTTCCTTATCGAATTCAATATCATCAGGACATTTATTCATATACAAATATCCGCCAAATAATTCATCTGAGCCATCACCATTAAAAATTACTTTAGCATCAGAATTAGTAGCAATATACTTGCCAATTAAATAATTGCCAATACTAGCTCTTATAGTAGTAGTATCATAAGATTCAATAGCTTTTATAACTTCTGGAATAGCATTAAACATATCTTCTTCTGTAACTATGATTTCAGTATGATTAGATTGAATATAATCAGCAACAATTCTAGCATATTTAATATCTTCTGAATTTTTAAGACCAATGCTATATGTTTCGATTTGTTTTCCTTTATTTCTAAAATAGTTAGCTACTAATGCTGCTATTAAGCTGCTATCGAGTCCGCCACTTAATAAACAAGCAACTGGTCTTTCAGTGGTATTACATCTTTTAACAACAGCAGCATTTAAAAATTTCGAGACGCTTAAAATGATTTCTTCTTTTAATTCTGAAACACTATGCGTATATAATGTAAATGGAAATAAAGCCAAAAAATGAGGTTTATTCGTAACTATTGGTTCCCATCTAGAGTTAATTTTACTACCATATTGAAAAATAGAATAAGTTCCTGGTTCAAATTGTTCGACACGATAGTGATATGTGTTCTGATTATAGAAATATTCTAAGCATTTAAGCTCAGAAGCGAACCCATATAAATTAAATAAATCATGGTTATCATTGATATTATAAAGTTTATATAATGGCCTAACACCTAATGGGTCACGTGCTATATAAACATTGTTAACAAGATTTTCATTAATTCTATTATCATATAATACAAAAGAATAAACGCCATCAAGCATATTTAATGTTTGTTCAATTCCATAATTAAGGTATAAATGAATAATAACTTCGCAATCAGAACCCGTGATAGGTTCAACATTCATAGATTTATAAAGCTGTTTATAATTATAAATCTCTCCATTACAAATTAATACAATATCTTTAAATACAATGGGTTGATTTGATTCAGAATTTAGACCATTAATAGCTAGTCTATGAAACCCGAGAATCATTTTCATATAAATATATTCTAATTTAGAATATTCTGGTCCCCTTCTTCTTCCTTTATCAAATTGTCCATTTATCATCATGTTTTGAGTATTATCATTATTATCAGTATTTAGGAGAGCAAATATACCACACATTATATATTATTATTATGTGTAAATCTTTAAACTTTTTCTTAAAAATAATAATATATAAATATATCAATGGAAAATCCTTATAAAGCACCAACAGAATGTGTTTCAGATATTCATAAACAAACAAATCATAGAATTTATGACAGAAATATACCATCACAAATGTTACAACCATATGTAGATGTAAGACCAGTTATGACAAAATATTCTTATTTTCCAATAGTAGATCCAAGAAAGCCTACAAATGTTCCTCTTGTTAATATGCCAACATATAATGTAAATGAAGTATTTAATCCAGGTAATACTCAATCACCTTGGTCAGGATTTGCTTCAAATATAAATACAGAATCTGAATTAAGAAATCAAATATACGCATTACAAAAATGTAGTCAAGCAGTTTATGTTCCTAATTCAAGCAGTGATTTATATACATACAAATTCCAAACAAAAAGACAACAAAACCCACATGAATTATTATTTAATGACCAAACATTTGAATCTTTTAATCCAAACCCAGCACCTGGATTATGTGGTTCAGCAATTTTTAATAATAATACAAGATGTCAAGTAAGAGACATAACAAAACAGACATGTTAGAAAGAAAAAATATTAATTAAGCCGAGGATAAATATAAAAATAAATTTTATATTTATTTTATATGTCACAATCATTAGTAGACCAAATAACTTTAGATTGTTTATTAAATAAAGAAATGATGGGAAAACATGTAATGAGACAGAGAGAAAAACAAATAAATAGAGAAGACTTAAATTTTTACAGGAAAAGAATTTTTAATTTATTTAAAGAATTAATAAGCAATAATAAGCCAAATGACTTGTCACCAGACGTGAAATATGCTTATGATACTTTTATAAAATCTACAATAGATTATTTTAAAGTAATAGATAATAATGATCTATTACAAGAGGAATACAAAGACATAAATTTTCCGCTAGATATATGTAGTGTTCCAAGTTCAGATTTATCATCAAATTTAGTCGTCAATAATGAAGCTGATAAATTATTAATGCGTTCAATTAAAATAGAGCCTCCTACTTTAGATAAATATGTAAAACGAAGTTCTTGTAAGAAAAAAACAAATATTATTTTACCTAAATCGAGAGAAGTAGATATTATGAAACCAGAATTAAAAGAGAAAGGTTTAAAAAAGAATATCACTAATATTTATGAAGACAAGAAAAAATAAAACTTTAAAAAAATATGGAACTTTGAAAAAATATAGAATTAAATATGGCTCTAGGAAATCTAGAAGGTATAGAAAAAATATTAAACTTAAGAAGGTAAATTGTAGTCCAAAACCTAAAGGCGAATTAAATCATTTTACATGTTACACCAATAAGGACCTGATTTATTTAAGAGACCATTGGAATGCAAGACATCCTGACGCAAAAATAAATACTAATTCGCCAAAGGAAATACATAAAGAGCTAACTGAATATCTTAAAGATATTTGTAATAATGAAGCTTGTTGGTTAAAACAAAAAACTATATTTGGACACCTTGAAAACGAGCTCTCTGATTCTTTCGCTCCAGAATCTCCTGATGAATGGAAAAAAAATCCAAATGAATGGTTATCTAGTACTGATATTATGAAAGTTATGAAACAATATGAGAAAGCTTATAAATGTTTTGATTTTATTGGACCTACACCAATAAATTTTAACACCAGAAAATTATATGGTGAATGTGTTTGGGAAGAATTATGTAATTTTAATCTTGAAAAACTTATTAATAAAGGAATAACAAAAATTGGTGTTATTTTTAATACTGACCCAGATAATAAACCTGGACAACATTGGATATCAATGTTTATTAATATTAAAAAGAAAACTATATTTTTCTTTGATAGCACCGGAGATAAAGCCCCAAAAGAAGTAAAACAATTAATTGATAAAATTATTGAACAAGGTAATAATTTACCTAACCCGATTTATTTTAAAGTTGATAGTAATGAAGGCATTGAACATCAATATGGTAATACTGAGTGTGGTATTTACTCTATATTTTTTATTGTTCACATGTTAGAAGACAAAATGACTGAACATTATTTAAAAACTCACATACTTAAAGATGAATATATGGAAAAATTTAGACATATTTATTTCAATGATTCGTTATAAAAATATATAAAAATACAACCCTATTATTATATATTAAATGTCTGTTAATGTATTTAATAGAGAAGATAATATTAAAATGCTATGGGATGTCATAAGTGATGAAGATATATTTACCTTTTTAACTCCTGATATTCAAAGTAAAATATATGATTTATTTTTAAATAACATTCATGGTTTTTTTGAGGTTGAGAGAAAAAAAACCAATTTGTTAGTTGATTTGAATAAAAAATATATTCTTCTAATTCTAAATCATATAAAAAAAACATATCCACATCAACCCAGTAAAATAAAAATATACAATGAACAACCACAATTGAAAGAACTAATTACATTCGAAGAAATACAAAATGATAGAAAAAGTCAATTTGAAAAGGATTTTAATAGAAGACAAGAAGAATTTGAAGATTCAATGACATTAAAAGCGCCTCCTGTTCCTGAATTTGCTGACAAAGAAAGTGATAAACCAATAAAAGAAATGGATAAAATTCTTAAAGAAATGCAGGCTCAGCGTAATTATGAAGTAAACCAAATAAACAGAACATATAATACATCTAATCAAGTTGATAATTGGCTTAAACCTCAGGAAACTTCGCTCAAAACTGAAAAATTTCAAAATAATGTGGATAATTTAGAACAATCTCAAAATCATAGTAGGTTTAAATTTTTAAATGATTTAAATGAAATAGAATCTAGTTTATCGCCTAATAATGCTAAAAAAAATGTTACTTTTAGTAATACATCTGAGATAAAAACATTTCAAGAACCAGACGAAGAAGATATCAATATTTTTTCAAAACTGAAAAAAGTTGATAAAAAAGTTGATAAAAAAGATAATATTAAACTAGAAATTAATGAACCAACTATAACCCAAAATAATTTAAATGAAGATAGAATATCTAAGTTAGAGAGAAATGTTTTAAATTTAAATGAAAAAGTGGATAAAATACTTGCTTTATTAAGTCAAAGAAATTAAATTAATATTTTTATAAATATTTGGTAATTTATATACTAAATATTTATTTATTAACCAATTCCCTAAAAACTCTCTTACCAGTTTTGTTATCAATTTCATATGTTCCAACTTGAACAGGTGCTATACTAGGGTCTTTCAATGCATTTTCATATGATTTAAAATCATAAATGTTTAATACACTATCACTAACTCTACGATAAACATATTTGACACCAGCAATTGTAACAGGTTTTCCTTCCCATTGAACAGCAACTTTATTTGCTAGGGCAGTTATATCATTTTGTTGCTCAGAAAAATCAGGAACATAAGAATATGTATCAATTGATGGATCACCAAAATTAACACACTTGCCGTTTGAATAAATGTAACAATCAAATGCAGATTGTTTAATCGCATCAGTCAATTG